AAGAGTCTGTAAAGAAAGCGGTATCAACATTAAAGAAGATGTCAGAAACTCCCGGTGCATTACCATTATGAAACATCTAAGACCTACCACTGTAGAAGAAAACTCTGATGGAACAACAAGTTTTGTAACCCATCAGGACGCAGAAGGTATCCTAAACAATAATAAAGAATTACTAAACGACTATGGTGATAAACTTACCTTTGGTAAGCAACAGCATGGCATGAGAGTAGCATCTATTCCTGTAGGTATATGGGAAAAGTGGATGAAAGAAACTAACGGCGCGATAGAGAAAGACAGTAAGTTGATGAAGAAGTATCTCAATGATCCTGATAACGCTTTCTTACGCACCACACCAACGAGGCTATAACTATGTGGCTATACAACCCCGGACAACCGGGAGCAACACAAACGAACTATGCTCCACTTAACGACAAAGTATATTACGTTTCTCGTAGATAATGGCTATATCAAACTATACAGAACTTAAAACTGCTGTAGCGAACTGGTTAGATCGTGATGATCTGACTGATCGTATACCAGAGTTTATAGCATTAGCGGAGTCTAGGTTTAATCGCCTACTCCGCATTCGTGCTATGGAGTCTAAACAAACCGCATCTACTGTAGCAGGACAGCAGAATCTAGCACTACCCGCTAGGTTTATACAAATGCGTAATCTACAGATTAATACATCTCCTGTAACGCCAATGCAATATGTCACACCTGAAATATTTGACCGTTTATATGGCGGTTCTTCTAACGGTACTCCCAAGTTTTATACTATTATTGCTAATGAACTTCAGTTAGGCCCAACACCAGACGCAGTTCAAACAGTAGAAATGTTATTTTACGAAAGGTTTGAAAATCTTAGCGGGACTGTAACTACTAACTGGGTGCTTACCAATGCTCCTGATGTTTATCTGTATGGCGCTATGCTAGAAGCAGAGCCGTTTATTATGAATGATCCTAGAGTACAATTATGGGCTACAGCATTCCAACAGTCTATTACAGACCTACAAGAACAAGATAATAAAGACAGACACTCTGGTTCTGCACTGAGGGTAATGAATACTAGCGGGTATCCATGACAGCCCCTATAACGTGGGCTGAAGCCAGTTCACCTATCTACTGGTCTAACATAGGTATTAATTGGAATAGCCCCGCTAAAACAGAATCAGAAACATTCGGAATAGATACCAGTTATATATTAGGTACAAATCATACAATGGTAGGCTATGCTGTTATTAGCGTTACAATGGGTTATCAAAATGGTAATTCATTTTTATGGAACCCAGTAACAGACCCTAACGATAACTGGACAACAGTATCAGAACCAACATCTATCTGGACAGAACAAGCAGACCCATCATCGGTATGGACTAAAAGTGATTACCCAGACTAATAAATTTAAAGCCGATGGAGGCTTAAGAATGAATCATACTACAGATATGAATCTTGCAATTAAAAATATATGGACTATTAATTGCTATGATTCAGATGAAAATTTAAAATGGAGCGAGACAAAAAAGAATTTAGTCACCACTGAAGGTCTTAATCATATTTTATCTAGCACTTTTGATGGCGGTACACAGATTACCGCATGGTATGTAGGATTAAAAAATGCAGGTTCTGTAGCGGCAGGTGACACTATGGCATCTCACGCAGGTTGGACTGAAGATGTTAATTACAGTCAAAGCGTAAGACAAACTCTTACACTAGGTACAGCCGCAAGTGGTAGCATTGACAACACAGCAAGCAAAGCAACATATTCTATAAATGCAACCTCTACTATTGCGGGAGCGTTTATTACAAGTAACAATACTAAATCTGGTACAACAGGCACACTGTATGGTGTAGTTGACTTTTCATCTGCGCGATCAGTAATATCAGGTGATACGCTTGAAGTTACCGTAACATTAACGGCGGCAAGTACATAATGGCATTAGAAACTGCAAACTGGGTAACACAATTAGTACAAACTAATCCTGTTGATGGCGATCCTGTAGGAGAAGGTGATGACCATCTTCGTATGGTAAAAACTGTTCTTAAAAATAGTTTTCCCTCTTCTTCTACTGCGGCTATTGTTCCTGATATGTCAGGACAATCAGGGAAATATTTAACAACAGATGGCACTGATTCTTCTTGGGGAACCGTATCTGCGGCATCTTCTGGTTTTGCAGTCGCTATGGCTATTGCTTTATAGGAGCGTATAATGGCACAAGATTTTGAAAGAGCGGCGGCTACAGCAGTAGGAACAGCAGAGGCAACGCTTATTACAAGCAACTCTGATGACGCTGTTATAGGGATTAGGGTAACAAACATTCTTACATCTGCTGTAACTTGCGATTGTTATATTGATAAAACAGGCTCTGGAACTGATTATCATATCTGTAAAAACTTAACAATTCCACCTAGTTCTTCTGTAGAACTAATACAGGGTGGCGCAAAAATTGTAATGCAAAACACAGATATTCTACATATAAAATCTAACACAGCATCTTCATTAGATGTTTGGGTTTCTTATGTAGATAGTATTTCTACTTAGGAGGAACTATGTCTGAAGTGGTTAATGGAACTCAATATGTAGGACAAGAACCTGCAAAAGATGGATTCTTTACTCATCAAGAAACTATTGATGGAGATTATACTATTGAATCAGCAGTCGTTGCAGGGCCAATAACTATGACAGGAACTGTAACTGTAACAGGTACATTGGTAATCGTATGAGTACATTAAACGTAAACGCCATCGACAAAGAATCAGGCTCAACCCTTACGTTGGGTGGGGCGGGTACGCAAGTCACCCTTCATGCTTCAGCAACTTCATCTGGATTTACGGATGAAGGAATGAAAAATGACATTGCTATCTTAGGTTTTAAAGTAGCCGCTAACGGATCACTCTCCAAATACAATCTAGTCGATCAAACCATTGATGACTTTCAGGATACTTCTGGTATTGATGCTAGCGCATCTACAAATGATGAAAGAAATGCTAGTGATTATTACATAGGCTCTGTTTCTGGAAGCATAACTCAATACACGGCAAGCGGAACACACACCGCTACATCAACTGGAACCGCTACAATTCTAATTGTTGGTGCCGGAGCCGGTGGTGGTTACGACCTTGCCGGAGGCGGCGGTGCAGGTGGTGCAAGAGAGATTACCCAGTCTTTAACAAGCGGAACTGGATACACAGTCACCATTGGAACAGGCGGCAGTGGGTCAACATCAACTAGCAGTCAAGGAAGCAACGGCGGTAGTTCCGTTTTTGATTCAACCACTGTAACTGGAGGCGGTGGTGGAGCGTCAAGAAGTTCAAGCGTTGGAAGTACAACTGATGGATCAGGCGGTGGTGGAGCCGGGGTCTATGGAAGTTCTAACACTGGTGGCGGTGGCGGCAATTACGGAAACTCTGGCGGAAATTCAGCCGGATCAAACTATCCCGGCGGTGGCGGAGGTGGCGCAGGAGCCGCCGGTGCAAATGCTACAGTAACTTCCGCTCCTAATGGGGCAGGTGGTAACGGCGGAGCAGGACAATTATTTTCTACTTTCTCATCTTACGGAGTATCTGGTTACTTTGCAGGAGGTGGTGGAGGTGCAAGTTCTGGAGTGGCAGCGGGATCGGGTGGCTCCGGGGGCGGTGCTGATGGCGGCACGAATGCCGGAACCGCAAACACCGGAGGCGGCGGAGGAGGCGGCGGTGGCGGTGGCTCTGGGGGTGCCGGGGGCACTGGCGTAGTAATTGTTAAAGACGCAAACGTACCCGGAAACCTTACGCTTGTGTCTACCGCAACAACAGCAGAAGCCGTACCAACAAAAGGTGATCTCGTAATGACCTACACCAACGGTGCGGGTACAGCAACGATAAACACAGACATTAAGGGATGGGTCAGTCGTGACAACGGTACAACCTACACTCAGTTCACTCTAGCAGACGAAGGTGACACAGGTGGTCACACAATCTTAACCGCTCATGATCTCGATATCTCTGCTCAACCATCAGGTTCAGCCATGCGCTATAAGATTACAACGCATAACCAATCAGCAAGTAAGGAAACACGAATACAGGCTGTCAGCCTTGGGTGGTTATAATGGCTAGTGAAATCAAAGCAAACAAGATAAGCCCTGCTACAGGAACTGCACTCCAGATTTCTGATTCGGGAGATACCACTACGGTTCCATCTGGCGCGACTCTTGATGTGAGTAGCGCAACCATGACGGGGTTCACAATCCCATCAGGGCAAACGCTGACAGTAGCATCGGGTGCGACAGTGACGAATTCTGGCACTGCTTCTGGGTTCGGACTCTTCTCATCTTACGCAATCATCGCAGATCAGAAAGCACAGAATACTCAGGGTGGTACATTCACATCAGGCGCATGGCGTACACGGGATTTGAATACCGAAATTGCTGACCCTGATGGGATCGTTTCAATTGCATCAGAACAATTCACATTAGCCGCTGGAACATATCTAATAAAATGGAGCGCCCCCGCTGCGCTTGTTACAGCGCATAAATCACGCCTGTACAACGTGACTGATACAGCAACAGTTGGTGTAGGGTTGTCTGCTTACGCAAATGATACTTATTGGGGTGGTTCAACATCTTCTGGGGCCGCTAGAACAACAATTGCTGGATCGACGGTGTTTCGGATTGAGCATCAATGTGGTTCCACTCAAGCAACCTATGGGCTAGGAATCACATCAAATTTCGACACCGAACAATACACCCTAGTCGAAATCTTCAAGGAGGCGTAATGGACATCAATCTTTGCATACATCATTTAGGTCTTAACGCCAATTTTTATCGGCTAACCCAATCACCACCACCACATGAGTTCGTTGAGTGGTCTGGCCCTGACCCACAACCAACACAAGCGGAACTAGAAGCAGCATGGGCTGCGATAGAGGCTGATACAGACTATCAAGCATTTCTTGTTCTTCCAGAACTGGGGTATCCGAAATGAGTGAAGTTAAAGTCGATACGATCTCGGAACGCACTGCCGCAAATGGCATTGTTATTGATGGAGTCACAATCAAGGACAGCGGGCTAACGATTCCTAGTGGGGGTGAAATTGATATTGCTTCTGGCGGGACTTTAGATGTAAATGGAACTATTGATGTAACAGGGGCGACTGTTTCGGGATTAACAACAGGCAAAGTTTTGCAAGTTGTTCAAGCAAACAAATCAGATATTTTTAGTACTACTGGTAGAACTTTCGTTGATGTTACAGATTTATCCTTGTCGATTACTCCATCAAGCACCTCAAGCAAAATTTTAGTTATGTTTACAGGAATGCTTTCGGGCGACACAGGCGCAACAACTCAAGTCAACCTCTTAAGAGATTCCACAATTTTAGGAGAGGGTGCTACTGGGACTGAAAAAGCATCAATAAGCAATTATGCAACTAGTAGTCAAACATATAATTCTGGATTGAATTGGTTGGACTCACCATCTTCAACATCATCTTTAACCTATAAAGTTCAATTAGCAACAGATAACACCGTAGGTGTTGTTGTTTACCTTAATCGTAATTCAGGAGATGCTAACTACACTGGCTCATCAAGCCTAACAGTCATGGAGATAGGCGCATGAATCACCAAGCAATCTATAACCTATATCCCAATGTTGTTTCTATTGATGACAGCATAGGGCCAATGGACAAAGATGGCAACCAAGTTCCTGTTGTTCAATCAGATTACGAAGCAGAGGTCGCACGACTGCAAGCAGAGCAAGACGCAACACAATACAAGCGTGATCGACAGGCTGAGTATCCGTCAATTGACGAACTAGTTGTTGCTTTATGGGAAGGAGTAGTAGAAGAACGTATGGCATCTGTCACTGCGTTGGAAGGAATACGACAGTCAATTAAAACAAAGTATCCTAAAGGTTAAAGTATGGCATTAGAAAGCGCAAGTTTTATTAGTGGGTTGGTAGACACCAACCCTACAGGTACAGATGCAATTAGTCAGGGTGACGATCACCTTAGACTAATTAAAACTGTTTTAAAAAATACATTCCCTAATGCTGATGAAGCCGTAAATGGTGTTCATACTTCTGCTTCGGCGCCTAGTCCAACTACAGCAGGGCTAATTTGGTTTGACACTACAAATAATTTATTAAAAATAAGGAATGAAGCAAACAGTGATTGGGTAGTTTTAAGGGCGCTAGAAGGCGGGAGCCTTCTTAAAACAACTCATGCTATTCAAGCGACATCATCTACTTTTAGATCAGATACTTATGTAGATGTAGGATGGTCAATTGCTCACACTTGTTTATCTGCTTCTTCTAATTTGTATATTCAAGTTGATGGAATGAATGATATTTTTTCATCATGGGATGGTGGAAGTGATCATCAATATACTTATATTAAGTTAGCAAATACTTCTGGAACTTTAATTACTGGGACTA